ACGCTTTTAGTAGTCATGCTTGAGCTAGGTCGAAACTTGTTTGGGATTGTTTTCATCGCTTGTTCAACACATAATTAAGGTATGCGATACCCAAGTTAATAAATGCGCTACTATAATCTTCACGGGCTAATGCAGTAAGTCCAGTGATAGTACACATGCCAACAACAAACCAAGTGATTTCATTGCTGTATTTCGTATACCATTGTACAAATTTGTTCATTTTACATTTTCCCTAGCATTTTTATAAATCTTAGCCACTATGTCCCATAATGGCTTGATAATAAAGATGCCCCAGAATACACCCGCAAGAAACATAGCGAATTCATTCAGGGACATCATATTTATTTACCTACGTTTACGTTAGTACCAGCACCGATTACAAGTGTGTTACCTTTGAATGTTGCAATAGCCTTAGCAGTTTCAAGCGCCGCATCAGCTTGCTTCATACGTGCTTGAGCATCCATGTACTGAATAGCACCTGCGTTTTGTGCAAGAGCCGCAATACGTCGGGCTTCTGCTTCGGCAGTCTTAACTTCGACTTCCTTCTGTTTCAGTTCGTTCTTACTACGAACCAACTCATTTGCACTAGCAACAATAACATCTGAAGGGACTACGCTACGCACCATAACTTGACTAATACCAATACTGCCGTCTAGTTTTTCTTCAGCAAGGTTTCGAGTAATTTCCTCCTTAATGAAGATTTCCATTTCATTACGATTGTCTGCCATGTCCAGTGCTTCATACTTACGTGCGGCTTTGTAAATTGCATTACGAGCATTCTGTACAATGTAATTATACATCACGTAAGTATCGCCCTTGAAATCAGCATGGAAACTTTTGTTCTTAGCATTATACAGTTCAGCAACCTGACTTTGATTGACGTTATAAACAATAACAGCGTCCAAGTCTTTCATTGTTGAGTTGTCTTTAGCAACAGGAGTCATGTTTTCGATGACCACGTTAACGTCTTTAATAGGGAACGTCATAACCTCACCGATGATAGTTTGATTCCAAGAACCGGGCAACAGTTCAGTGGTACTAACCTGCTTGTTAATGTCACGGCGAAGACCAACCTCACCAGTCTCAATACGAGTACATGCAGAAGTAAGAGCAACTGCGGCGAGAACGAAACCAATTTTAATAGAGCGCATCATTTTAGAGAATACCTTTTACAAAAAGAAAGAAAGAAAACATGAAACCGAGAATGAAATACAAAGGTCTCAACAGAAAGTCAGGAAACATTTTTAGTCCTTAAAAAAGAATTACTAACCCAATTAGTACTGAAATTGTCAGCACAGAACACAGTATACTATACCCTACAATTTTTGTCAAGGCTAGTGCTTCTTTTCCTGTCATATTTTGGGCAAATTTAATTGCTCCAAAAAACAGAACAAAAAGTACTACAAATGCTAAAATTACTTTACTCATGTTTATTTTCCTTTGTTAATTCGCATACCAACATAAAATGTTCGTATGCACTTTTTACTGACGGGTTCGTCATTAGCTTGTCAGCCTCTTCCTGCATAGCCTTTACTCCTGCTTCAGCACAGTCACGCACACTAAGACCATATAAAGTACATAGTTCATCACCCATTTCTTTGGCTAACTTTTTCCATGCTTTTTGTTGTGCTTCTGTAATAGGAGTACTCTTTGGTCTTAGTTCTGCGGCTTTGCTGATTGATTTACAGATAGCATCTTCGGCAACACGACCTGCGGCAATCATGGGCGCATATGCAGGATCAATATTAAATCTGCGTGAGGTTCCACCGGGGTAGCACATAACAAGGTGATTACCTTTAGCAAAACTATCTAGTAGATTATTGTCATACTCAGCAACAGGAACATACCTGCGTCCAACTTTTTCGTAGTAGATTTTTTTCATAGTTGAAACTTTTTCAAATAGTTTTTAGCAATTGATAAATCTTCTTCATCCAACGGAACCAGTTCTTCATACGTTTCTTGCATACGTACCAATTCTTCCCGATATGCTTTGATGATCCACATAGCATATTCTTGATCCTCGGGATCCATGCTATGCCACCAGATTTCTAGTTCTTCTTGGCTTCTATTAAGAATGTACAGGATATTATTCATGTCTTTATCATTCATATTAATCTCCTAATACTTCCCAAAATAGTTCTTTAGTCTTGATGTATGCTACTGGTTTTACCCAGCCTCTGTCAATGCAATCGGCTAGAATTTGTTGATAGTTATATGGACAACTTTTAGAAATTTCAATTCCAGCACGTGGTACCATCTTGATGCCATCAATCATATAAAAGTGTGAATCGTCCCGCTTAATCTCTTTGATACGATTTTCTGGAGTAGTGAATGTCATTTCTTCAATTCTTCCCACATTAGTTCTTTAGCACGTTTGTCAAGTTTCTCACGTTCGTTTTTCAGAATCAGTGGAGCCATTTGGTCGATGTATCTTAATAGAGCCTCATGTCCACCTTCACGGAAATGATTGTATTCGCCCTTCGTACTTACTCTAGATTCGTAATAAAGTTTGTCATCCTTGAGTACCGCAACAATACCCAAGTACAATTGCTTCTCAATTAAATCATTCATGTACGTGCCCTTGATACGGTGTATTAAGCCATGCAGTATAAGAGTCAGCTTGTTGAGAGATTTTCGTAAGTTCATATTTGCCACAAAATTTCATCAGATGAATGCCCACTTGAGGAGTTACACTTACACGCACAGATTCTTTGATACGAGTATCACAAGCTTCTTTAATATTTTCGGGTTGTGCTTTCAAGTCAATCAACATTTTATTACGTTGATAGCAGTCACGAACACATTGTTCTTCACCATTATGATCTACCCACTTTTGCAACATGAAGTTATTCCAATTGAAACCTTGCTTGTCACGGTCCTCAAATGCCTCACGAATACCTACGCGGTTCTTACTACCTTTTTCGGGAGCACGGGGATATGCTGTGAAAACGTTGTCGCCCGCATCACCTCTGACAATTTTCTTAAACAATAAGTATTCAGGATCCTCAAGCAACTTAGGATTCTTTTCTTTGTCTAGTACTGGTTTACCATTTTCTTTGAAGTAGCCGTTGAGGGTGATAAGCTCTCCTGCGACACCATTGTACTGGTGCACCGTGTCGCTGATAAGTTGAACATAATCAGTATCAGTAGAAATAATGTAGTGCGTGTCATTTGGATGCAAGTGAATGAATCGGGCAATCAAGTCGTCAGCTTCTGCTGTTTCGTGACGTAAAACGCTAACGTTAGTTTTCTCTTTAAGAAACGTAGTGAACTTTTCATACGTATCCCAAAACATTTCTGATTCTTCTTTCTCAGCCTCAGTTACTGACATAGCATCAACGATACGATTCTTTTTGTAAGGACCGTATACATCTTTGCGCCAGCTTCTACCCTCCAAGCAAAATACAACGTGGTCAATTCCATAGCGTCGGACAGCTTGATTGACTGATGCAAGAGTTAAGTGAAGAGCCATTCCGATTTTTTCCCACGTATCTGCATTTCGTGATGCAACGTGTCGGGCACGGAAGAATGTGTTAGCTGTGTCAATGAGTGCGTATTTCATGTTTGTATTATATGCTACTATTTAGTAATAGTCAAGATTAAACGGGTTCGGTGTACTTATTTGGATTAGCGCGGACCTCATTAATGAATTCCTTTTCATCTACTAATCTTTGCAAATGTTCAGATTTAATCCGTCGAATATGTAATTTTTCTTCTCTCACCACATTCTCCATAGTTTTCTTAATATGGGCACAATCAATTTTATCATTAAACTTTGGATCAATCCATTCGGTAGCTTGCTGATAATTTGTTTTCTTACGCATTAAAAATTCATAGTACTCACGTTTATATACCTTCTCCCACCTCCGAATATCACTTTCATATCCCCTTTCACAAATATAAGCATCATTAATAGCGTTTTCAAAACCACCTTGATTGTATTGACTACGACCAAATCTACGTGAGAATGATCGAGTTTTGCCCGACTTACGTTTATCGTGAATATTAGCAATATACGCAAGGTCAGCGGGTAATCTTACTTTGGTACTCATACAAACAAATCCTTTTCTTCTTGACGCAAAATATCCCAGCTACTCACACCATCAGTATATGATGTATACCATGTAGGGTCAATACCTGGATAAGTATAACCTGCTTTTTCTGTCATTTGAATCAATAGAATCATTGAGAAATCTTTAGGAATTTCATCATTTGATTTCAATCGCTTCATCCGACGTGACCAAACGTCACGTGAAAAATACATCCATTCACCAAAGTCATTCTTCACTGCACAAGTTGCGTTCAGATATAATTTAAATTTTTCAAATTCAGCAACTTTCTTAGAGTCATTGCTGTCATACCAGTGATAGTCTTTATTTTGTTTGTACAACCAT